TGTAGCCATTTTTTTCTCCTAATTAAAATCCAGAAGTAACTTCCATTAAGGCTTTCCTACGAACTTCAGGGGATAAATTGCTCCATTGCTCAGGGCTTAGATTATCGTAATCTGTGTCCGACTCGTTTCCTGTACTAACATTAGACAGTGTGGTCGGTATCTTGGTTGCTTCCGTCGCTTTTCTCGCTTTATCTATCTCTGAGTTCGTAACATCCTTAACAGGTTTATTCTGAATGTTATAAACATTATAGGCATCCTCTATAAAGGTGATGCCCCTTTCATCGCCAAAAGCAGCAATCTTTGCTAACTCTTCTTGACCTAATTGAGGATGTTTTTCAATGAAATCATTCATCATAGCATCCATAGCACCATTATACTCTGTCTCAGCTTTCTTCGCTTCTTCAGCTTGGAACCTCTGATCGATCATATCTTGTGCTTTTTTAGCAGCCATAAACTCAATGTACTCTTTCTGCTTTGCAGGGTCGTATTCATCAAACTCAGGGATTGCCTCTGGTTCCTCTTCAGGTTCCATTGACTCCTTTAGTTCTTCGACCATTTTACGCAAATCACCAAGTTCATTGGTTTGTCTGCCATTTAGGCTTTGTAGATTAGCATAAGACTTATCCCTTTCTTCAGCAAACTTCAAAAGGTCATCAACGGAATCAAATTGATTCTCGCCTATCTGTAACTTTTGCTCTGCTGTTTCTGGGGTCTCGGTTGATTCTGCTTCAACCTCTGTCTCGTTATTGGTCGGGGATTCTTCTACGTTAGAGTCGCTATACTCTTCACCAGACATTTCCTTTTCCTCATCAATATATTGAAACTTAGATTCACTCATTATTGCATTACTCCTTCTCCACCTTTTGGTGGGGGTTTTTGTTGTTGTTGTTGTTGCGACTGGACTTGAGCTTGGCGTTCTTGCTCAAATTTCTCCAGTATCTCATCGGATGCTTCCATGTCGGATAGTTCAACGAAAAGTGGGAATAAACTAGCGTACCCATTTCGTACTAATTCCCCAACTTGGTTAGCCATTAACGCTCTCATCGTTGGAGTATTTTGACCCTGGTCTAAGACCACATCAAACTCCATTGTTGAGAAGTTGTCCAAAAATTGGCTGATGATCTGATTGACTTCTGCCTGTTCTTCAGGTTCCACCTTATCAAATTCAGCTCCTATAATTCTTTGTATCTTATCTACAGAATAATACTGTTGCATATTAGACACTGCCATTTCTAATGTATTCTTTTTACAAGTGTCTAGGTTCTCCATTTGTTCCATTAAGGTATTCATACCTTGACGAATCCTAGTTTGAGCTGCAAGTCCCGATTCTGTAGAACTGGTTGCTATACCCATCATTGGATCTGTCGCACCACTGATTTCTTTCGCATCAAAGTCGCTTCTCTGCTCAAACGAAGCAATCGTTGGTACAAGTGCTGTGTGCTGATTAGACCATTGACTCATAAAATCAGATATTCTACCTTTGAATCCAGGTATACCTATCCATTCTCCATTCGCTGAAGCTCTATTCATTTGGTCTGCAGTAACCTTATTTCCTGTGAAGATACCACCACCCTTTGGAGAACGATTAATAATATCTAAGGCTTGTGACCTACGCTTATTCTTTTCTCTTTGAGGGTCTTTTAAATTTTCAACCATTCCAAATGTTTCTACATTATCACCAGAGTCTTCAAACGTATAAAAGAACGGTATTAATGGAAACTGATTATGTTTATATGGATTTGGTGTTTTTTCCTGTAAGACTCTTGCACCTGCAAATACAGTTACATAAGTCTTCGGAACGCTCTTAGACACCACATTTAACTCTACAGGAGCGACTTCCATCTCAGGTCTTTCCATAATACTTCTAATGGCTTCATTGGCTTTACGTTTGGTCTTAAAACCTTCCTGAGAAAACCTTCCTGTTTGTGGATTCACTAAATAAAATTCTTTTTCATACTCTCTTTCCCATAACTCTATAATGCGAATCTTCTTGCGATGCGCATCCATGTTATAGGCTTCCATGCTTTTAAAACCGTAGTTAGGGTCTACATTCTTATATTTATCACCTAGCTGTATACCAGTTAAGGATTCTTCACCAATTAATGACTCTTGTATATCTTCAGCATTCTTTACATCTCTCAGTGCATCTGGAAACATATTTTTAGCTTTAGAAATAGAGATTAATTTAGTTCTTGCTAGTCTACCCCACTGTGAACAATCAGGAGTGGTCGCTTCTGGATCCATTAGTACATTCATCCAGGACTCTCTTCTGATGCTAATCTTACTATCAAAGTATTCGCCTGCTTCTACAGATAAGTCTACCCATCCTCTACCTGTAATTACACCGTCCTTAAAGACACGACTAAATACATTGTTTAACGATTGATTGTTTTCTAAATGATATAAAAGAGAAGTAATCAGTTTCGCTTCGTTATCATCATTCATTTCTACAGGTCTGGCACGGTATGATGTTCTACCTTGTCTTTCAATACCAGTCACTAAGTTTACCTTTGGAAGAATAATATTAAGCTGAAGAGGAGGACGGCCTTCAGCTCTTAGTTTTGATATGTCGGAACTATCCCATTGTCCAGTTCCGTACCCACCTGTATAAAAATACATAGATTCTTTTGCAGCTTGCATAAATGTTCTATTACCGCTCTGCATTGCTTGATATACTTCATGTAAATATGCTAAATCGCTCATGTACCCATCCAACTTGTTGTGCGTTTAAAGAAGCTCGGTGTTCGGTACGAGTTCTTGCGTTTTGGTTTATTTGAACCTTCTACCGCATGGACTAAATATCTAACACAGTCCATTGCGTGGTCATTCTTTTTCACAGGCTCTTCTGGTGCGCTTTTCTGGCTATGCCCATGCTTTAATTCTTTCCACTTGTAATCCATTATTTCGTCTAAAAGAAACCCCATATTTCTTACATCAAAGAACTTTAATTGACAGTGACCATTCTTATCGGTCGCCAAATAGCGTGCTACCCGATCAAATCCTGCTCTTTTATCATTATTTGCTCTCTCCCACTCAATACCATATTCTTCCCACTCATCAGCAATAGAATGACCGTCCCTCTCTGTTCTATTGATTGACGGATCAGCAATAAACTCATAGTCCACGCCTGTCTCTAATCTATCTTCTACCATTGGAACTACTTCATCTATGCGCATTTCTGAGCCATAAATAATATCATAAATAAAAATATTCTTCTCATCGTCTACTGCTGCAAATAAAATGCAGGTCGGGTTTTTATAACCATAGTCGTATACCACATATCTATTCCACCACTTGGGCATTTCAAAGTGGTTAACAACATGAATCTTTTCGTCAAACATCGGATAAACCAAACCTGCAAAATCGTCCCAACTACAATAGACATAACGATTAACCCACATATCAGGCATCGATAATAAATGTTTAATATAATCTGCAGGTAAGTGTGGATTATCACTATATACCTTTACCTCTTCATCGGTCTCTGGTGCAGGCGCATCGGGTGTCCAAGTCCTGGTCTCTATCAAACGATAGTCTCCTTTTGTTACATTTTGCTTTTCTTTATGTTGTTTAAACTTTTTCCATACCCAATCATGTCCTGCAGGGTTACAGGTATGAAAACTACAACGCATTACACCCTTTTTCCTTAATTGACCTGCTGCAGCAATGAATGTACTCTCTGTAACCTCTTCTAACTGGTCAAAAGCATACCAACCTAGATTCATTGACTTAATACGCTGTATCGAGTCTCTAGAGTCGTCCAAAGCCATATACACAATCCTTGAACCATTCTTAAAGATAATCTCTCTATCTTGAGACCTGTGCTTGGAAACAAAACCACCTGCTAAGTCCAGTAGTTGAATTAGTGTTGATTTCTTGAACGCATCGAGTACCTTACGTCCCATTAAGCCTAAGTTATTCTCGTAAGCTGCACTTTGTTGGATCGCTTCCATGCACATGGCCTCAGTTTTACCTGTACCTAAACTTCCTGCTAATAAATGATGTTTAGACCACCCAGTATATAGGTGGTACTCCTGTTGATGCGGAAGTGGCTCGGTTACCGTACCATCAGGAAATTTATAACTTACTAAGATGTCATCATTCATGCTGTATTCTTATATAACTCTTTCCAATTAATCGGCAAACTACCGTCCGTCTCTAACTTAAATATTTTAATTGCCACATCGACAATTTCCCTAGATTCTACTTGATCTAGTCCGTATAAGTCACGCAATATGTCCAGTAAGAAGTCCCTGGGAGACAAATACTGTATATCACCTTTATCATTTACACCGTACGGATAATACTTCATTTTACGTTTTTAATCATTTTGGCACGGTCTTTAGGTGTAATCCCTGCTACCATTACATTAACCTGTGTGTTTGTATTGTGCATTCTGTCCCTATATTTGTGGGGGTCTAAGGACTTTAACTGGAAAATCCTTTCTGTCGTGTTCTTCGGCTCTGATGCTTGTTCATACGATAACTTTTCAAGACCATCTAACCTTTCTTGGTTAAATGATTTACGGAGGACATCCACTGCTTGTGCAAACTGGGGGTCTTTCTTCATCGCATATTGAACACTACCGTAGTAATAACCCATCTTATTTGCTGCTATCGAAGGAAATCCGTGACAATCTACCATTGTCTTTAAGAAAGCATCTTTTTTGTCTTCTGTAAAGCGTACCTTTTTACCTGTGTCGATCTGTAAGGTGTTTAAGAAATTGGCATAGTATTCGTTGTCATGCAGGTTCTTTACCGCCTTTTTGACAGCCGACTTCTCCATTTCCTTCGTAGATTTTTTACGGTGTGCATCTTTCAAATCGTCTGGAATATATGATGGAAATAACATGAAATAAAATAGTTAATTCTTTATATTGTTTAATTTAAGAAAAAAATGTTTTGCTCTGAAATATGTACAGAGACTAACATATATACCCCTCGCCTCGCACAATGTCGGGTATGGGGGGGGGTGGTCTGCCGTCCTGACTCGCCGTCCCACCTCGCAAACACCTTATAATTAATTAAATCAATTCTATTTCTGCCGTCCCTGTTATATCTATTTATTACTACACTTACAAGCGATCATGTCAATTAATGCTTTATAGTCTCTTCCCTCGGCTCTTGCAAGTCTCTATATATATAATTATAAATAATTCATTGCAATGCTTTGATTCGTTGGTAAGTTTAGTCTGTCAGTAATGGCAATTAATAATAAAATCATACGTCTGAGGAGGCACCATGAGAACAGAAAACATAAAACTATTAGACCTAGATAATACTGAGGTCTTAGACCATACTTATAATTATTTATTAAGTAGGGCAATCAATATGCTTATTAAATGTTATGAGTATAAAATTGAGCCTTATAACAATAAAGAGGTATTTGAATTAATTGATAATACTGTAAAAATCCAAGAGCAAATCAAAGTATCTCTTTTAAGGGGGAAAAAATAGGATGAGGGATATAAAAAACATACTAAAAAACGCTCCATATTGCTCTATACTAGAAAACAATGAATGTATCCGATTTGATACTATTTCTAACCTTAAAGAAGATGTTATGAATGAAATAGAGACTATTGAAGAAGATAACTTAATTGAAGAGGCAAGGGAAACAATGATGCATATAAAAAGAACCACATTAAAAAAGCATCTTATAAGAAATTATACAGAGGTTTATAATAATATAAAAAGAGAACATAAAGAACTTAAAAACTATCTTAAATATTTAAATGGAGGCAAATAGAGATGTATTCAGACATAACCCTGACACAAGAAACCAAGTTTAAACTTGCTAGGCTTCACGACAATCAACTAGAATTAATAAAGTTACTTGATAGCTTATTAATTCCGAACGCTACTTATAAAGTCAATTCTAACGGCTATCATATACAAAAGTTTTTAGATTGGTTAATTTATGGTGGTAAGTTACCTTACTCGGTTTTTCAAGTTGGTAATTCAAAATTACCATTTTTAAGTTTTTCTAATTTACCCATAATCAATTGCGTTGGTGCGGGTGATTGTATCAACTATTGCTATAGTCTCAAAGCTTGGAGATATCCCGCGGCTTTCTTCAGACAATTACAAAACACAATTTTAATGTCTGAATTTCATATTATCGAGAGCGAACTTAAAAAAGTAATTACGTCTAATAAGTTCAAAAATGTACCTAAAATAGACTTTCGTCTATATGTCGATGGAGACTTTAACACAACAAAACATTTAACTAATTGGATGCAATTATTAAAGAATAATCCAAGGGTTAACGCTTACGGATATAGTAAGTCGTTAAATGTCTTTAAAGATCTCATTAATTCAAATTATGAATTTCCTACTAACTATGTACTAAATCTAAGTAACGGCGGTAAGTTTGACTATTTAAAGCCCATATTGCAAAAAGAATTTTTTGTTCGTGGGAATTTCACAGCCGTAAGAGGTACGAAGAAGACTATACGAAAGCAATTCAAAAAGAAAGTTTTCCTATGTCCTGGCCTCTGTGGGACTTGTACAAGTATTGGCCATGCTTGCGGTAATAATGAAACATTTAAAAACATGGAAATAATAATTCCAATTCACTAAAAACAACGAGGAGCAAAAAAGATGAAGAAAATAAAAAACCTATCAATACAAGCTGATATTAAATACAATTTAGAAGCTATTGATACGAACGGACAATGGTGTAAGTTTTTATTAACTTACGATTTCGAAGGAGGAGAGAGCCAAAAAAATATGTACATTCTTGCAAACGGTTTTGGCTTAAATAAAATCTGCGCTAATTCAAATGACTGTGTAGATAGAAACGCTTTTATCGACTTAGAAGTAATTGAGCAACATGAAGAGTTTAAAATCAATTCTTTTATAAAGGACTATGTAAAAAAACTAAATTTCATAGCTAGGACAAATAAGTTCGCATTACAAGCA